AGTCGATTGCAGTTGCAGGCTGATTGTAGTTGCAAGTCGATTGCAGTTGCAGGCTGATTGTAGTTGCAAGTCGATTGCAGTTGCAGGCTGATTGTAGTTGCAATTGCAGGCTGATTGTAGTTGCAAGTTGATTGCAAGAGAGCAAGGGGGGTTTTATCTTGAAAAACAAACGTCTCTACTGGCGCGAAAAAAGCTGGGGTGGTTTAAACATAATTCAGTGATATTTATTATATGTATTAGCCTATCTATCCGTGTTGACTCTTCTCGACCCTCTCATGCCTACATAAGACGCATTTATATTTATCCTTGCCTGTCATCAGAAAAACCTTCGTCCCGCATTTGCTGCACACTGGAGGCCCGTAGACGTATCTTGGAACAAACTTCTGTCTTTTCTTTTTCATCCATATTTCTCCATTTAGAAATTTCTTGAGTAGTCCTGAAGCACCCATTACAAACTCCGTTTGTGTTGAGATTGCAGTGCTTAATGCAAGGTGATTTAATCATATCTGTTTCCGTTAGTGCATACCGAGTACGTTTATACCATAGAAGTATATGATATAAGGTGATGTTTGTGAGCGGCCCGTCTTAGTTCCTTACGGCTTCTATGGTCCAAGTTACTCGCCAGTATTGCTTGGTTTTAATTGTTTGCAGGCCCACGAATTCTCGTTTATTCGCATACCAACTCACATCTCTTGTTTTGGTAAGTCTGTTATACTTCACCAATTTCAGTTTTATAATTCAAACTAGAGCTGTAGCACTTTATCACCATTGCTACACTATATATTAGTCTGTTTATTAGCAAATACCAAGTAAATTTTTAGATTTTTGTACGTTTAGTGTATATAATAATATAACCAAGGAGAAAAAAATGACTAAAAAAGCTAACGGTACTTGTAAAAGCTCATTATGCTGTAAAGCCACAGCTAACTTGCGATCTGAAGTAGAGAAGGATTTAGATAAGCCCGATAAAAGCTTAGGGGAACTATTGGATGAAAAAGAAAATGACTGCGACGACGTTTGCGACAGCAGCGACGAAAGCAATAAAAGATAGCGAAGATCTAGAGATACTTCCTATCGACGCGCTCAAAAATGCAAAAAGCTTATTTTATGCTTCTGAAACTATACCTGAAGACGTTTGTATCTCCAGAAAGTTTAACAAAGAAGAAAATTTCTTTTACACAGCGACACTTCATAAAAACGGCCAGCTTCATTCTCAGGAGATAGGTGTCGCTGAATTATACTCTAAAGGCCGAGGAAAGAACAAGAAATCCTACATAAAGAGAGAAAAATCTTTATATTTCATAACAAGTTCTTCCGCTAATAAAACGCGAGGTGATTTACACGATTTTGATCTCGATGAAGTAATTGTGGTTGAAACATATATACCGGAAAGACTTCAAGACTTATTTGTAAAGCCCAACAGCATACCTTGCAGCATAGACGCACACTTACCAACCATAGTAGAGCTAGAAGAAAACTGTCTTGTAGGCAGAATGAATGACATAATCCAGTCTATAGATAAAAATGAATTATGGTCTATTCTAATGAGTAAAAAAAACCCGTCAAAGCCAAGTAAAGGAAGCATTAGGTACAATAGCAAGAAAGAGTGCTTTGAGGGTTATAACGGAAAATCTTGGAGAGCATTAATGTGGGGAGAGTAAATGAAAGTACCAGTAGGACACACCGAAGGGCAAGTATTAGATCTAATAATTAAAATATGTGACAGATCTGCTCATAGATACGTTTTTTACGGATATACAGCCGAAGACATAAAGCAAGAAGGGTTTATTATATGCCTAGAAGCTTTGAAGAGATATATACCCGGACATCCATTAGAAAACTTCTTGGCGGTAAATTTAGCTAATAGGCTAAAGAACTTTGTTAGAGACAATCATATTAACTCTAGCACAAATGAACAAAAAGTTAAAGTTCATCAGCCAGCGCAGCTAAACAACGCTAATTCTATACAAAATTGGTTTGAAGTCCAGTCTATCTTTCTAGATGATATAGATAAACAAGAAATACTAAACATCATAGACAACAACTTACCAGCAAGGATGAGACTTGACTATCTTAAAATGTCTAATAATGTATATGTACCCAAGAACAAGTCTGGCGAGATATTAGAATACATTCAAAATATACTTGAGGATTATGGATACTATGAAGAAAGGTAGAATATCTAATGAAGAGACAAGATATATAAAAGCAAACATAGAAAAAGGCTATAAAGCTATAGCTAACGAGATAGAAAGAGACCCAGAAAGTCTTTTAGAGTTTATCAGGAAAAAAGTTGCTGAAGGCAAGATAGAATGCCCGTCTTGGATGGGAAATCAAAACGACGAAGAACAAGCTCAGTATGGTCTAACAGTCAGACCGTATTGGGCCGAATTACAGAAACAATTTACTGAAGACGAGCTAAAACTATTCAGATACCATTGGGCTAGGATCATATCTCAGTTTAGAGACGATGTAATTCCTACAGAAGAGATGCAAGTGGTTGACTTGATTAAACTAGAACTACTAATGAATAGATCTTTAGAAAGTACTAGACAGAACGTCCAGCAGGTATCAGAGGCAGAGACAGAGATTGAGCGACAAAAAGGTATAAGCATAGAACACCAAGACATTGAAAGGATAATGGGCTTAGAGAGGCTTGTGGCGACCCTCAGAGGCTCTATGGAGTCACTCAACAAAGATTACAGGGAATTGCAAACGAAGAAGAATTCTATGCTCAAAGAGATGAAGGCTACCAGAGAACAAAGAGTCAAGAGGTTAGAGGATAGTAAACATAACTTTAGTAGTTGGCTGGCTCATTTGGCAACAAATCCAGACATAACAAAAGAGTACGGGGCCATGATGGAAAAAATGAGACTTTCTATGGAAAAAGAGAAAGAGAGACTTTCTGAATTTCATGAGTATAACGACAAGAGCATTGACCAACCATTCCTTACTCCAGATACTGTGAAAGATTAACATTGACACCCAAAGAGAAAAACATACTGTATATCGGTAGTGGAAATTCAGCAACTTTAGCCAAGAATCTAGATCTAAATAATTATACTATTTGTTGTGCTAATAATGCTTGGAAACTGCTTGATAATTACACAATCGACTATTGGATTCATTCTGGAGATTTTCCAAACGAAAACAGGCCCAGTAAAGAACAGGTAAATTTTAGACAGGAAATAAGCTACTCACAATACAAGGTCTCTTCTGAAGAGTTTGTAAAAAAAATAAATGCAAAATGTGCATCTCCGCAACATTATCTGGGATATACAATTTTTTTCCTAGGGCTGTATTGGATAATAAACACTTTAGAACCTAAGAAAATTAACCTATTAGGCTTTGATCATGATTACAATATCGAAAAAGTAAAAAAGTGGAACGAAAATAAAAGACCAAGCCCACAAAATTATCATAAAGAAAAGAATCAAACGATCAAGAATTGGTCCAATGATTTCTTTTCGGGTATGAAAGAAGACTTTTTTTATGGACATGGGACTCCAGACCCATTAAGGCTTGGAGACGATCATTTAATTAAAAAGTTTCGACAGGCAATTGATATATGTAAACAAACAGGTGTTGAGTTAGTTAATCTGTCCCCAGTTGAATCAAAAATAAATATAATCAAAAAAGAGTAAACTAAAATGATTAAAAAATTACCGATACATTTAGGTGGACATCTCAATACAACCCATATAGATGAAGCATCTTTGGATTTTTTAATATCTAAATATAATGTCAACTCATTTTACGATCTTGGTTGCGGTCCCGGAGGGATGGTTAAGCTTGCTAATTCAAAAAAAATAAAAGCTATCGGTATAGACGGCGACTTTACCATTAGATATCAAGACGGTTTAGATATAATCATACATGACTTTACTAAAGGTGATCTAGATTTAGAAAGCCACGACTTATGCTGGTCCTGTGAGTTCCTAGAGCATGTAGAAGAAAAGTATATGGATAATTATTTTTCTGTTTTCAATAAATCTAAAGTTGTTTTCTGTACCTATTCACTGAGTCGCGGCGGACATCATCATGTAAACGTAAAAAATCAAGATTACTGGGATAAATGTTTCGCAGAAAGAATGTTTACCAAAGATTTAGAGTCAACTGAATACGTAAGAAAAAATAGTTCAATGAGTAGAAACTTTGTTAGAAACACTGGAACAGTCTATATAAATAATAGAAAACTATGAACAAGCAAGGTAAAATATGGGGAAGCACTGTTGAGATATTTAATTTAAACAATGTTTCTGTAAATAGGCTAGAAACCAAAAAAGACAGTTGCTGCTCAAAACACTGCCATGAACATAAGTATAACACCTTTTTTGTGGAAACGGGTAAGATACTAATACAGGAATGGAAGAACGATTACAACTTAGTTGACGAAACAACTTTAAAGTCTGGAGAGAAGTGCTTAATACCACCTAAAAACTACCACAGATTCATAAGTCTTGAAGACAGCGTTGTGTATGAAATATACCATGTTGAACTTTTAAATAAAGATATTATAAGAGAAGACACTGGACAGGAAATTTTTAAAGAGGAATAAAATGAAAGCTATTATCACAGGAATCACAGGTCAAGACGGTAGCCACTTAGCGGACCTTTTGCTTGAAAAGGGTTATGATGTAGTAGGTGTTTCAAGAAGAAGCAGCACAGACAATACAGATAGAATTAAACATATTCTTAATAATGAGCGATTCAGTTTGGTTCAGGGCGATATAACCGACACACATTCAATTATAAATATATTAAAAGCACACGATGATGTAAATGAAATTTATAATCTCGCTGCGCAAAGCCACGTTGCTGTCTCATTTAAACAGCCTGCTTTAACTTGGGACATCACGGGCAAGGGGTGTCTTAATATCTTACAGTCTATGGTAGACTTAGAAATGCAGCAGGTTAAGTTTTACCAAGCGAGCAGTAGCGAGATGTTTGGAAAAAATTATGACGTTGAAGTTGGAATGACTGCTGAAAGTAAATACCAAAACGAAGAAACCAAATTTTTACCACAAAGTCCATATGCGATAGCTAAATGCGCCGCCCATTACATGACCAGACTATACAGAGAAGGATACGGAATACATGCGAGTGCTGGAATTCTATTTAATCATGAAGGACCACGCAGAGGTCAGAATTTTGTGACGAGAAAGATCACTAAGTGGATTGGTGACTATGTAAAAAGCGGAAGAAGCTCAGACTTTCCAAAACTCCGTTTAGGCAATCTAGACGCATATCGAGACTGGGGGTACGCAGGAGATTACTGTGAAGCGATGTGGATGATGCTACAACAAGACGAGCCAGACGACTACGTAATCTGTACAGGCGAAACATATACAATTAAACAATTTCTAAATGTAGCATTTAAAGAAGTTGATATTGATAATTGGTCTGATTTAGTAGTTCAAGATCCAGAGTTTTACAGACCAGCAGAAGTAGACTATTTACGTGGAGATGCTACTAAAGCAAATGATGTTTTAGGATGGAAACCAAAACACTCATTTCAAGACCTCGTGAAAATGATGGTAAAAAGTGACTTATAGAGACTATAACGACCCAGTCTACAAAGACTGGAGGATAAAAGTATATAAACGCGACGACTTTTGTTGTCAGATGCCGGGATGTAAAAGTAAAAAACGTCTTAACGCTCACCATATTAGAAAGTGGGCTTCCGCATCTACTTTAAGATTTGATGTACAAAACGGAATAACCCTATGCTATTATTGTCACAAGTCAGTAACTGGAAAAGAAATACATTACGAATCTTTGTTCTATAATATAGTGAGAAAAAACAGTGCCTAATATAAGACCTTTTACCATAATTAAAGACACTAGAGAGAAGAAGGGTTACACCTTTGAAGCATCTAGGACTAAATACCATGTATGCAAAGGTATGGTACTAAAGAAGCTAGACACCGGCGATTACAGCATAGAAGGTTTAGAAGACAAGATCTGCATAGAAAGAAAAGCTAGCGTCGTTGAACTTGCAAATAACGTAGGTTTTGATAAAAGAAGGTTTACAAACGAAATAGAAAGAATGAAAGACTTTCCTCATAGGTTTTTAATACTAGAGTTTTCTCTAACAGATCTAATGAACTTCCCGGAAGGTTCTGACATACCAGAAAAAGAAATCAGTAAATTAAAAATTTCAAATAAGTATATGTTAAGATTTTTAATGGAGCTACAGATAAATGACGATATTAACGTTATTTTTTGCGATTCTAAAAAGAATGCTAAATGGACTGTTTTAAGTATACTAAAACGTATCAACGAAAAATACTCTACGAGGTAAGACATGTCAATAAGCAGAGATATAGTAGGAGAAATTCATACCTACAATATAGACGTTAAGAATAGGGAAATCTATATTAATGAATTCGACGACTCAGGAGAAACTGGAGGTGTTGACCACAGAATGCTCCAAAACTTTGTCAAAAATATAAATATACTAAAAAATTTAAGTAGAGACCCAATTTCTATACACATGCAAACAGTGGGTGGTTGCTGGTATTCTGGCATGGGTATATACGATGCAATCAAGAGTTGCAAATGCAAGACTACTTTTATTGGCTATGGTCAACTATGCTCTATGGGTACTGTTATTATACAGGCTGCTACAAGAAGATTAATTACGGATAACTCAGCGTTTATGGTACATTGGGGTAGCAGTGAAATAAGCGGACATTATCTAACAACGCAAAACCTTGCTGACTTTGAAAAATATATTGCACAGCAAATGATAGAAATATACGCAGAAAAATGCTATAAGACGGGGGAATACTTCAAAGAGCGTGAACTAAGCTTATCTAAAACAAAAACATACTTAAAAAGAAAACTAGGAGGTGGCGACTGGTACATGACAGCAGATGAAGCTGTCTATTACGGGTTTGTCGATGGAATATACAAATGAATGAATTAAAAAAGATAGACGAAGCTTGGCTAAACCTAGACGCAGTAGATAAAACACATCTAATCAACCCATTTGATATGGTTAACTTAAATGACGAAGACTATCATTATCGCCTTATATGGTTAATGACTAGGCCAGAATACTTTTCTTTTCTATGTAAACATGTGTTTAATATTAATATATTACCATCACAAGCTTTGTTTTTATGTGAAATGTGGAGCAGAAAATTCCCAATGCTTATAGCAAGCCGTGGATTTGGTAAATCGTTTATTCTTTCGCTTTATGCTATGATTAGAGCTTTAATCTTACCTGAACGAAAAGTAGTAGTTGTTGGCGCTGCCTTTCGTCAATCTAAAGTTTTGTTTGAGTATATGGAAACAATCTGGAATAATGCACCAATTTTAAGGAGTATGTGCGATGCGAACTCAGGTCCGCGACGTGATGTTGACCGTTGTGTTATGCGTATTAATAAATCTCGCGTTACTTGTCTTCCCTTGGGAGACGGACAAAAGATTCGTGGTCAGCGTGCTAATGACATCATTTCTGACGAGTTTGCTTCTATACCGCGAGACATTTTCGAGACCGTTGTTGCTGGCTTTGCTGCTGTTAGCTCGGACCCTATTGAGAATGTTAAAAAAATTGCCTCAAGAAAAAAAGCTAGAGAACTAGGAATAGAAATAGAAAAAGAAAACGACTCAGCAATAGATAAGAAAGACAATCAAATCATATTGAGTGGAACTGCTTATTATGACTTTAATCATTTTGCTGACTACTGGAAAAAATGGAAATCTATAATCAAGAGCCAAGGTAAAGCCAATAGACTTAGAGATATTTTTGGTGAAGATCCACCCAAGGACTTCGACTGGAAAGACTACTCAATTATCCGTATACCATACGAACTACTACCAGAAGGTTTTATGGACGCCTCACAGGTCGCTAGATCTAAGGCGACTGTACATGCTGGTATATATCAAATGGAGTTCGGAGCTTGCTTTACGCGCGATTCTCAAGGCTTCTTTAAGAGAACGTTAATAGAATCTTGTGTTGCTAACGAGGGCAACGACAAAAAAGAGGCAATATTAGACATAAACAAAAACCCTATAACGTTTGAAGCTAAACTCATGGGAGACAAAGATAAAAGATATGTATTTGGTATTGACCCAGCTTCCGAAGTGGATAACTTTAGTATAGTTGTTTTAGAACTACATAACGACCACAAAAGAATCGTTCACTGTTGGACTACCAATAGGAGCGAACACAAAGAAAAAGTCAAGAAGGGCTATTCCTTAGAGACAGACTTTTATGCGTATTGCGTAAGAAAAATTCGTGACCTAATGAGACTATTTCCTTGCCAGCATATCGCTCTAGACGCTCAAGGTGGAGGCATAGCCGTAATGGAAGGCTTGCACGACAAAGACAAGATACAAGACGGAGAACTACCAATCTGGCCTGTTATTGACGAAGATAAAGCAAAAGACACTGATGGTGAACAAGGTTTACATATCTTAGAGCTATGTCAGTTTGCAAAGCACGAATGGCTTGCTGAAGCTAATCACGGTATGAGGAAAGACTTTGAAGACAAAGCTCTAGTATTCCCTAGATTCGACCCAATTAGTTTAGGTATATCAAACGTGGAAGATGCTATGAAAGGAAGACTGTTTGACACTTTAGAGCAATGCGTAATGGAAATAGAAGAATTAAAAGACGAGCTTGCTATGATTCAAATGACTCAAACCGCATCGGGTCGAGATAAATGGGATACTCCAGAATCTATCATAGGTACTGGGAAAAAAGGAAAACAAAGAAAAGATAGATATTCATCTTTACTCATGGCTAACATGGCAGCAAGAATTATACATAGGACTCCAACTCCAGCAGAATATAATTTTTATGGAGGTTTTGCTACTGGAACAAAAAGTAAAGACAAGGAAAGTTCGATGTACACTGGACCAAGTTGGTTTACCAATTCTACGAAAGATTTGTATTAATGTGTATAATATACACATCAATCCAATTACAATCCAATTGAGGTAAAAATGATAGATAAAGACGTTATGGTATCATGGGACGAATCTGATTCCTCCAGTAAAAAAATCGCTTTAGAGCAAATGTCATCCAACGTTGAAACCTATGAAGGTGTAGCAAAAGCCTCTGCTTCTAGAGATTTCTTAGATATTGAGCCGAACAGATCTGTAAGACCTTCTTTCACAAAGAATGATTACTACGCTTTTAGATCAGAAGAGCAGGTTCCCGCTAGAAGTAAAAAAATAATAAAGATGTGTATGGACGCATACGACAAAGTTGGAATCATTCGGAATGTAATTGATTTAATGGGAGACTTTGGTTGTCAAGGTATAAACATAGTTCATGAAAACAAAAGCGTAGAAAAGTTTGGTCAACAATGGTTCAAAAAAGTTGACGGAAAAGAGCGATCAGAAAGGTTTTTAAATAACTTATACAGATCTGGTCAATGTATCGTTTACAAGAGCTATGCAAACATTACTCCAGAAGTTTCTAAATATGTCAAATCTTTAGGTAGTGACATTGCAGTAGAAGTTCCAGAGATACAAAAAAATCAAATTCCTTGGAGATACAATTTTTTCAACCCTTTGAATATAAATTTTAAAGATGGTAATGTAAATATGTTTCTAGGTGTAAGTAACTTAGAGATATCAGCTAACTCTTTCTTCGATAACTTTAAAAATGGCGCTATCCCATCTCACGTACTAGACACATTGCCGCCAAGCGTCAAAGACCAAATAAAGAAAGGTCAAAGAAAAATAGAACTAGATCCAGAAAGACTTCATATTGCCTACTACAAGAAGGACGACTGGCAACAATGGGCGCACCCATTAGTTTATGCTATACTAGACGATATAATAATGTTAGAAAAGATGAGGCTTGCAGACATGTCAGCACTTGATGGAGCTATATCTAACATTAGACTTTGGACCCTTGGTAGCTTAGACCATAAAATATTGCCAAATAAAGCTGCTATTAATAAATTAAGAAATATACTCGCCAGTAACGTCGGAGGCGGGACGATGGAGCTTGTATGGGGTCCAGAATTGACTTACACAGAGTCCAATAGTCAAGTCTACAAGTTTTTAGGTTCTGAAAAATATCAATCTGTTTTAAACGGTATTTACGCAGGACTTGGCGTTCCTCCA